ACCACCATTCTTATGTCTTTCAATTTGCATATTAAGTAATTGATTCCAAACAAATCTACAGCAGCCAAAATTAAATATAATTTTATCTCGTTGCATTAAATTAGGATAAATTTGCATTTTAATTGCTTGTAGAGTCATCTAAATTCACTTCCTTTATCCGCGCACTTTTCCGATTTTCATATGGTCAATATTAAATTGATATTGTTTATCCTCTATATTATAATTATAGAATTAGTGTCTTTTTATTAGTAAAAAATTAAATTTATTTTGCGAAAAGTATGTACATCTGATACGCTATATGTTAATATATAATAGTAGAGAGATTAAAGAACTACAAAATAAATTAAAAAGGAAGTACTTAGAATTATGAAGCAAATTACATTAGAAAAAACCAACGCTACACAAAAAAACGTTTTCATTAATGGTAAAAAATCGGGCCATTATGAAATGCTGGGTAATGTTGTTATGTATACGCCCGACAAAAGTGAGATTTGTAATTTCAATGGTTCCCTTTTTAATTCAGAAGCTGAAATGATTAAATCACTAGGTTGGGAAATGAAAGATTTTAAAATTAAATAAAAAAATAAAAAGAACTCGTTTAGAGTTCTTTTTTATAATCTATTTAAAATATGTATAAAGAGAATCGACAGATTCTCTTTTTTTAATAACTAATTATTACTTACCAGTACCTGAAGCAGTTGGAGCACCAACAATGATTGCGTCAGGGTTCTGAACGCCACCATCCATATAAGCGTCACCAACAATCAAGTGTCCACCATTAAGAGCTTGAGTAGTATCACCAGTGATGTGGGTAATGTTCATAGTGTTTTGAACATCTAAAGCATACGCAGCATTCAAATCACCATAAATAATTTCACTAGCAGCACCAGTCAATGCATCATCAACATAAACTGGAGAACCTAATAAGTTGTAGACTTGGTTGTTAACACCATTACCCATAACGTTATCAAACAGTAAGAAACGACCATCACCATTTTGTAACGTTTCAAGAACTTGCTTCATAGCTGGGGAAATAACCCATGCAGCATTTGAAACATAGAGTTGGTTAAGTGATGCATGCATCTTCAAAATATCAATTGCAGTTGGTTGTGCTCCAGACATCTTAAATCCTTGAACATCAGCGTCACCAACGATTGGAGCAAATCCTTCAGATTCAGTCGAACGCTTACCAACCAAAATGTTCCGTGCGGCCGTACGTGCAATATCCTTAGCAACACGACCCTCTGCATATGAAACAATATCAATAGCAGAGTTGTTGATAAGACTTTGCGTCAACTGGAAGAAAGCACCAACACGAATTGGGTTTAACTTCAAGTTAGAAACTTGAGAAGTCAAAGATGGAACGGACTTTAATTCACCAACGAAACCTTCACCAGAAACGGATGACATTTCGCGAGGAATTTCAAGAGTACCACTAATTGATGGATATTGGTGAACTAAATTAAATACTGGTGAAACATTTCCAGCCTTAGTGATAATATCATTAAAGACCGTGTCAGAAATAGTTAAACCACCGTTACCATCAGATCCAACAGTAGCATTTCCAGCCGTCATACCAGCACTTTGTAAATCACGGAATTCTTGAGTGTCCTTCTTACCACGCAAGTAAAGTTCCAAAGCACGATATTCTGGCTTCTTCGTCTTTAGTTCAGCAGTGTGTTCCTTAGAACGTAATTCCGTCTTTCCATCTTCAGGCTTCTTGTCTTCAACCTTCTTTTCGACAAAATCCTTCGTATCAGAAGCAGCTTCTAAATCACGAAATTCCTTAACAGAATCAATCGTAGAATTAATCGTTTCAACTTGTGAACGATATTCCTTGAGCTTCTTCAATTCGTCTTCTTTCAAAGAACGAGTTTCTGCAACCTTTGCAAGCTTGTTGCCTTCTTCTAAGACGTTGTTTCGCTTTTCGATAAGTGACTTTAAGTCAAACTTATCATTATTCTTTTGTGTCATTTTGTATTCCTCCATTAAAATGTGTTTTAGTTTTAGTTTATTTTTCAAAGAAATTTAAAAGTTCGCTGTTCGAATTTTGTTTCAAAGCGATTTTTGCTTTTTCAATATTCTTAAAGTTTGCTTTTGGAAGTTGACTATCTTTGCTGCGATATTCTGAATATGGGTCAACATCTGAATCATTATAATCAGAATCTGAAATAGCAATATCATCAATGTCAATAAACGTATATTGTAATTCATCAGCAGTAAACCAGCGATAACCTTCAACAAATGCTGAGCCATCGGTTGGTTGATACCCAACAATATATGCATTACCATTTACAGCTTCAACAACACCTTGAGCACCTTTCATATTTGTAGCGCCATCATGATTTACTAAAATTTCAACGGTGTCACCAGGATTAAAGGGACTCCAACTATTATAACATGAAATTGCTGAATATGCAGCATTGAAAATATCTTGTAATGAAGCAACCTTACCTTGAACACTCATGGCAACAGTTGGTGCTCCACTATCATCACGTTTTTCTGCTACTTTATTTAGCTTATCATCTTGACTGCGATGCTCAGCATTATCGGTAACGTCGCCGTCAGGATTATCTAATTTAGAATTATCATCACTTGGCTCATCCTGAACGTTATCATTTTGTTCAGGTTCCTTGTTATCATCATTCTTTTCTAACGTGTCTTTTTGATGTTGGTCATTTGATGATTTGTCGTCAGTTTTTTCTTGATTTTCAACATCTGGCTTGTCATCAATCTTATCTTCATCCTTAGAACGTTTTTCAAGTTCTTCATTTTTCTTATCAGACAATGTTTTTTCCTCCTTTATTTCTGAAATACTTGGAACATCAATACTCTTAGTTCCACTAATATTTCTAGTTTCAATTGTTGTCGATTCATATGCTGGATGTCTAACAATCGACACTTCAAAAATATTTAAGTCAGTAATTGTACGAAGTGGTGTAACACCATCATCCGCAACTCCCCATGTACAGCTATTTACATACATTCCAAAACTCAAACCACCCATAAGGCCATCTTGAATCATAGCATATGTGTCTTTTGCTGGTTGTGTGTTTGCAAGAGTTGCATCAATTTGAATATTTCCATCACTGTTTTTTGTCAAATCTAATGAATCATTATCAGTTGACGCCAACAATAATGACGGGTCATGCATTGCAAGTAAATCAATTTGAGGGGCATTTGTAATTGCTTGTGCAAATGCTTGAGGTTGAATTGTTTCAATAAATGCGTCTCCATCTTTACCATTTAATGGAGCACTTTGCGCATTCGGAATATTCAAAATTCCTGAAACTTTCATTACACCATCAGATGTGTCAAGGTCTCGAAACTCAGCAGGTAAACTTCTGACCTCAATTACTTTGGTCATTATTTTCACCTTCTTCATTATCGGAATTATTTGCGGAAATTGAATCAGTCCCCGTAGGTGACTCATTTCCATCATTTTGTTGCTGAACTGGATTTGAATCAGCAGAACTTGCATTATTTCCCGTGACTTCTCCAGTATTAATATTCATATTTTGCTGTGTGTTTGGATTTGTAATAACTCCATTTTTAACATTAAACATTACTTGTCCAGTTGTAAATTTTGTATATTCATAATCCTCAACTTGTGGATTAACTGGAGCGCCAACGATTCGTCGAAATTCAACATTTGTAATTGCTCCAGAATTAAATGCGTTTGTTGCATTCTTAACAGTATTTTCAAAATTAACTTTTGTAAATCCTGCAACATCAAATTTAAAGAACAATCCTTGCGATTTTTCTTGTTCAGTCAATAACATTTTATCTAATGATTGTTCAATAATAATTAAAATTGGTGCTAAACAATATTGTAGATAAAATTCATTGTTCTGTTCATTAGAAGCATATTTATTTGCTTGTGAATTTAGAATTGATTCAGGGATGTTCAAAATTCTCGAAACATCTGAAAGTAATGAAGCTTTGCCTTCGGTTAATTGCAGTTTATCAGGACTTAATGCGGCTTGTTTGTAATGTAGTCCTTTTTCAAGTAAAACAGTACGTCCTGCGTTTCTAACAGTCGTGTATGCTTTCGACCATGCTGCAGAAACAGCATCAATCTTCTTTGGTGATAAACTTTCATCAGATTCAATTACGGACATTGGTACAGCACCGTTATCTAATAAATTCAATTCATAATCGCGTTGTTTAATTCCTAATCTTAAAACATCACTGTTTAAATCAATAATCCCGTGCCCATAAATTCCATTGTCAGAATGTCGAACACAACTCAAAAGTAAATCATCATAATATTGGACATTTGCATTTGTTTTTTGATTTTCAACAATTGCTTCTTGATGAATATTATCAACATCTAAAACTTGAATCCGTATATTTCTCGTTGGCATTGGATAAATTCCAGTGATTTGATTTGATGTTGGCGAATCATGATTTAGATATGACTTTGAAGTTCCATACAAAACTAAATCTTTCGCAACCATATATTTTAATGCTTGTGCTGTCATATTTTCATTTGCCCATTTATTGAGTAATGTTAAACGATAATCATCAGTGATTGGAACGTCGTTTCCTTTTTCGTCTTTTTGATATAAGATAACATCAAGTTGTGAAATTGAATTTGCAATTGTCTCAACGCCATCTGCGACAGCAGGAATTGACATAACTTCCTTTTCAGTCAATGGTGAATCTTTACCTAAAACGGAATACATTGCTCGTGCAAATCCGGTTGGACTAAATGTCTTATTGTCAACAACAGATGCATCATTTGTTTTTCCATGCTGAAAAATATCCGAAAATAAATTTCCAAATAGTGCCAATATATTCACCTCACTTTTCTAAATTTAGATAATGTGAATTAAGGTGTCATCACTATCTAAATTATCATTTACAATGTCGTTGTACCATGCATATGATGTATTCATCAATGCAGCAGCCATATCAATCTTTGTATTTTTTTCTTTCTTACGTAATCGATATGCTAGTTCTGGATTTACAACAACCTTTGCATTTGTTAAGTTCAATCTAAATAATTCATTTTTGTCAAATTTAAAAAGCTTGTTTTCAAATAATTCTCGAACAAACTTTGTACCAGGATATAGTGTCACAGTGTTCTGTGGAACAACAATACAATCAAGTCCATCATTTGATAATCGACTAATCAGATCGGCCGCATTATATTTATCATAACAAATTCCACGAATTGTAACACCATATTTATCAGGTAAACTTTCAATGAAATCACCAATTGTACCATAGTCAATTGACATATTCCCACACCCATATCCAAAACCAGCATCTTCGAATGCTTGATAATTAATATGTTCAGTGCGAGATTTTTCATCCGTTCGTCCTTTAGGCCAGAAACACCAACTTTTAGCGAACATTTTACGATAATCTGGGTCATAATAAGACATTGTCACACCAGTATTATCATTTGAAACCGCTAAATCAAGTCCAACATAAACAGATTTTCCATTCCAATCAAAATTATCTTTTGTTTGGGCTGTATCAACATCAGATTCATTTAAGAATTTTTCAGTTTGTTCTCCAGCAAGAAAAACATCTAAATGTTTTGTTAGAAATTCCCGACGTTTTCCTGGGTCATCAATTGCTCGACGACGAAGTGTTTTTAAAAATTCAAAATTATCGTTTAATTCAGCAGCTAATGGATTCGCTTTAAGTAATTCATCATCATTTGTCATCCACTCTTTTGGTTTATCTGGCATGTATAATAATGAAAACAAAGTTGGGTCTCTATCTTCCTTTTTACTTTTCAAATTTCGTTTTGCAATATTTACTTCACTTGTCATTGGATTTGATAAAGTATCGTACGCAGTTGAAATTAAAATTCCAGTACGATTCAACATGTTCATTTGTGATGAAATCATGGCATCGATTGGACCACGATCTGGCAAAGCACCAACTTCATCAGCAACAAACACTGAAGCTTTACGTCCATCCATTCGGTTTTTTGAAGTTGCGAGTGGAGTAAAAATTGTTTCACGGTCAATTTGAGAAATATCTCGTTTCTTAACGTCAAAATGATTGACCAACGCTGGTGAAACTTTAATCAATTCATCCATTTGTTGCTTAATCAAAGTCGATTCCTCCAAGTTTGGAGCAACTGAGAAGAATTTTGAAAATTTTGGCTCAAGTAATAATAACAAAATGAAAAGTACACCAACAATGAACGTTTTACCATTTTTACGTGCAATAAATAAAAGAGACTGCTCATAACGGCGTTTTTCATGATTATTTGCCATTTTCCAGCACAAGGCGTTTCCAATGAAAAACCATTGAAACCCAGCAAGTGAATCGTATGCAGATTTTCCTGTTGAAAGTCCATCAGGCATTACAATCAATTTTAAAACGTTCGAAATTAACTTCAAAGACTTATAACTAAAAATATATTTAGAATTTGGGTCATTTAACTCATCAATAAAGTCTTTACATGCAATTTTAATGTACTCATTAGCAACAATCTTGCCGCTTAATACATTAGATGCATAGCTATATACTGGTGTTTTTTCAATTTGACTAATAATTTTCTTATTTTTCAAATGTAAACACCACTTTCTTCTAAAATATAATTATGTACCCCCATAAAAAATATATTTTATGGGAGAAATTAGGGAGAAACAATAAAAACAAATGACACTCTAAAAACCATAAAAACTTCTAAGTGCCTCGCTGAAAAATGGATAAAAAGACGAAAGTTTTGAGGACAATCTACTTGTAAAAAATAGATTCACATACGGATAAGACAGGGTTCGAACCTGCAAGTCGCATAACGACCAACTGTTTTCAGGACAGCCTGCTAACCAATTCGCTTCTTATCCAAAATATATCTTATAGTCCCGGTGGGAATCGAACCCGACATTTCACAATTATAAGTTGTACGTACTAGCCTTTATACGTTACGGGACTATGATAATCTTGACTAGATTCAAACATATGCAACATTTCCATCACAAGGTTCTAAACTTTACATGCTCATCATAGAGGTGTTTACTAGATTTAATATAATACTTCTATATTCTTTAATAGAGGTACTAATATCTCCACTTTCTAATTCTATATATCTTTCTTTATCGATTCCTAATAACTTACTAGCAGAATCTTGATTCATTCCCTTAGTAACTCTAATAGATAGTAAGTCATTTGATAACTTATATTGATCTGAATTATATAGTTTTTCTAAGTCGGTGCTATTAGACTTCATACTATTCCTCCTTATGCCCCATCAAGGACTCGAACCTTGATTATCGGTTTAGAAGACCGATGTGATATCCCTTACACTAATAGGGCAATATTTATTTCTATGAAAAATAGTAATAATAGGAATCGAACCTATCAATCACTCAAAAATTGTTGCGTGAGCTACACGACTATAACTGATATTTCACCTTATTATACTTGTACTACAAGCGGATAACGAGAATCGAACTCGCATCTACAGCTTGGAAGGCTGTTATTCTACCATTGAACTATATCCGCAAAAACGATGAGAAATTATTCTTCCTCATCGTCACTGTCAACCCCTGCGATTGCGCTATTTAATGGGTCCTCTTTTTTCTCTTGATTTTGCATTTTTAATTCAGCAAGTTGAGCACGAGAAGAAGGACTCATACCTAATTGACCTGCTAATGTTGTAAATTGCTTAAGCAATTTATTCTCAAGATTATATAGGCTATGTTCTTGCCAATATTCAACCTCACCAGTTTTTTTATTCATAACTGGAGAAATTAAACTCTCTTCATTAATTAATGACTCAACTTGGTCTAATCTTGAACAAACATACGATATTTCTTTTATTAAAGGAATATCTAGGTTTGATAAAATTTTAACGCTCTTATAACTATCAACAATAATATTGTAATATTCCTGTGCACCTTCGGGTAAATTTGAAAGACCATAAACTAAATCGTCATCACCGCGAATATCACTTTCCACTTCAGCTCTTTCGTTTAAATGTTCTTTAGTTTCTGATTTTCCCTTTTTAAGTGCTGCAGGTTTTCGTTTACGACCAGCCAAAAATATGCCCTTCTTTCACTTTTCAAAATGTTCATTTGCTTTTACTGCATCCCATTTAAAATCTAACTTGTCTTTGACACCTAATTGACTGTTACATGTTTGGCAGAGTGTAATTAAATTATTTGGTTCAAAACTAAGCTCTGGTGAATGTATACGTGCAATAATGTGATGTACAGTTAAATTATCAGCATTATAAAAATTGTACTTTATTAAACAACGCTGACATAAAAAATGGTCTCGCCTAAGTATTCGTTTTCTAAATTTTTTCCATTTAATAGAATGAATTATTTCTTCAGATCTTGTTTTATTATTGGAATCTAATTTTTTAATGTGCTTATTTTTTGTTTTACATCTATGATTTGTACCAAGTTCGTATTTTTCACCACAAATTGGACAGATAGTAGTAATCATTTTCTATCACATCCTTTATCTAAAATATAATTATACAATAAGACTTTTTTTATTTTAAATGGCTATGTTCAAAACATATTATTTATGATATAATATAATTAAATCATAAAAGAGTAAGGAGAATGTAAAAATGATTTTCTCAAATCAAATTAAAAATAAGCATGTTAAAAAAATTAATTTTAATCAAACAAAATCTCCATATGATGTTGGAGAATACATTGAAAACTACTTTAATAACTTATCTGAAAATAAAGGCACGGCAATTGTTATTTCAATTAATAAAAATGACAATATTATTTTAAGTAATGGTAATATCTATGTTCGTAATTTTGTTGATAATAAAAAATCAATTAAGATTGAAAAAAGATTTTTAAAATACTTCATTGAAAATTTAAAGAAAAATAAAAATAACTTTATTGTTCTTAAACAAGGAACAAACAAATACGGATCTTCTGCAATTGATGGTTGTGGATTCTCATTTATTAATATGACGAGTAAAATGTATTTAAAAGACCCAGAAATTTTTAAGCAAATTAAAAAACAAATTTTTAGAAACATTAATAAGTTGTTAGATTTTCATGAAAAATTGCCAGAAAAATTTGCATCAGTTCCTTATTCAGCTCAAATGAAAAAACCATTGTGCAAGGGTTGTAATGTTTGCAATACTTTAACATACTATGGGAATATGCTAAGTGAAGATAGTTACAGTAGGGTTTATTTAATGCGAAACAAATTACTGCCAAAAACAAAACGACAGGCTGTAACTAATAAAATTTTAAAGAAAACACATCCAGAAATTTTACAAATGAGCAATAAAGAATTAATTGATATGCTTCCATATTATACATTATTCTGTAATTATGGAGTTTCAGCATATAGTTATGGTGTTATTTTAGGCAATAAGAAAAATATTAGGAATGTACGGCAGCGTATTCAAAAAATTGTTGCTGAATTAAAACGTCGAGATATTTTTAAAGTTAAAAAATATGAAAGTACTCGTCTTAACACGAATTTTGACGGTTATTCTTACTTCTATATCAATCCAGATATTTCATACAATGACAAAAAATATAAAGTTAGCGTCACTTATCCATCTGGACGTGAACGATTATTTTTGACCATCAAAGATGCTGCAGATTATTTCGGATATTCTCCACAAAGAATTGAATATCACATGGATAAATTGCACAAACCGCTTGCAGGCAAAATTTTTCAATCAATTTAAAAATGTTAGGACCTCCAGAAAAAATAAAAATTCTGGAGGTTTTATTTTGGTACCAGGCGTAAAAAGGGAACTGCACAAGCTATTACCGAGCATTCAACGTTTTTTTCCGGGAGGTATAGCCGGCTATATAGTACGCACACCTGTATCGTATTCAGCCTATGTCTAAATTTGTCGTCAATATTTATCATCCATAATTATCGCAAGGTATCTCCGAATATTCTGTTATATAATTTTTAGTATAGTGTATCTGTTTAATTGTTATTATATGATATTATTACTACAGTATTCTTAAATATAGTTAGCATTATATATGGATATATAGTACAGAATATAGTACAGAATATAGTA